CGACCGCCTCGTTTTTCGCGGTCACCGCCGGGGACGCGATGGGCGCGCTCGGTCCCTCGCCGCACGGCGCCTACATTGACGAGCTGCTGACCCAGCCGAACCGCGAGCTGTACGACGCCCTTCGGACCGGATTCGGCACCCGCGCTCAGCCGTTGCTCGTGCTCGCGACGACCGCCGACAACAACCCCGGCGGGTTCGCCGCGCAAGAGCGGGCCTGGTCCGAGCGCGTCGCCGAAGATCCCGAGCTGGATCACGCGCGGCTCGTCGTGCTGCACGCGGTGCCGAAGGACGCCGACTGGACCGACGAGGCGAACTGGTATCTGGCCAACCCCGCGCTCGGCGACTACCTCGACCCGCGCATCCTGCGCGCCGAGTGTGCGAAGGCGATCGCGAACCCCGTCGAGGAACGAGCGTTCCGCCAGTACCGGCTCAACCAGCAGACGCCGCAGGCCGGCAAGGCCGTCGACCTCACCGCGTGGGACGCTGCGCCCGCTCACCTCGAGCTGGCCGGGCGCGAGTGTTACGCGGGGCTCGACCTCGCGAGCACGATCGACCTCGCCAGCTACGCGCTCGACTTCCCCGACCGCCAGGGCGGGCACGACGTGATCTGGCGAGTGTTCGCGCCCGAATCCGCGGTGCCCGTGCTCGACCGCCGCACCGGGGGCAAGATGTCGGTCTGGGCGGCGCAGAGCCTCGGGGATCATGCCGACGTGGACGAGCTGCTCGCCGAGCTGCCGCCCGTGTCGGTGCTGATTGTCACCAGCGGAAATGTGATCGACTATGAGGCGATCAAGGTCGCGCTGCGCGCCGACGCCGAGACGTACGACCTACGCGAGATCGCGTTCGACCGCTGGGGCGCGACCCAGATGTCTAGCGAGCTGATCGAGGAGGGGTTCCCGCTGATCCAGATGGGCCAGGGGTTCGCGTCGATGTCCGGGCCGACCAAGGAGTTCTTGCGGCTCGTCGCCTCCGGGCGCTATCGGCACGACGGTAACCCGCTGATCCGCTGGCAGGCCGGGAACCTGATCGTCCGCACCGACCCCGCCGGGAACCTCAAGCCCGACAAGGCCAGGTCAGCCGACAAGATCGACTCAATCGTCGCCGGGGTCATGGCGCTGGAGCGCGCCATCTTGCACACCGCCCCCGCCGAGGACGACGACTATCTAGCCGCCGGGTTCTGAGGAGTGACCGTGACCATCCTTGACGACGAGCTGCGCGAGCTGACCGCGATGCGGCAAGCCGCCAGCGTGCGACTCGACCAGCAGGCCGCCCGCGCGATGCGGTTTCAGATGTACTACGACGGCGAAGAGGACATCCCCGCGCTGATCGACACCGACGAGCGGCGCACCTTCCGCAAGTTCTTGGCCGAGGCCGGGGCGAACTGGTGCGAGCTGATCGTGAACGCCGTAGCCGACCGGCTCGCCGTGACGGGGTTCCGGTTCGCGGGCTCGGGCAGTCTCGACGCCTGGGCGATCTGGCAGGCGAGCGCGATGGACGCCGATTCCAAGCTCGTGCAAAAAGACGCCCTCGTGACCTCCTCCGGGCTCGTGCTCGTGCAGCCCGACGACGACAACCCGACCGGCGTGTCGATCACCGCCGAGAGCCCGCTTGAGGCGACCGTGCTCTACGAGCCCGGCAACCGGCGACGCCGCCAGGCCGGATACAAGCGGTTCAGCGAAGATCACGGCGTGACCCATACCGAGGTGCTGATCCTGCCCGACGAGATCGTGACATGGCACCCCGGCGGCGCGATCGACGTCGACCCGAACCCGGCGGGCGAGGTCGGGCTGATCGAGGTCGTGCCGCAGCCGCGCACGTTCGGATGGCCGCGCTCGGAGCTGACCCCGTGCCTGCCGATTCAGGACCGGATCAATACGACGATCTTCGCCCGGCTCGTCGCGACCGACTACGGCGCGTTTCGGCAAGTGTGGGCGTCGGGCGTGAAGATGGCCCGCGAGATCATGACCACCGAGGACGGCCAGCAGACCACCAAAGCCGTTCGCCCCTATGACATCGGGGTCAATCGGCTGCTGACGAACGAGAACCCGGCCGGCCGGTTCGGCGCGATCCCCGAGAGCACGCTAGGCGGCTACCTGTCAGCCGTCGAGCAGGACGTCGGGCAGATGGCCGCGATCACTCAGACCCCGGCGCACTACCTCACGGGCGCGCTGGTCAACCTGAGCGCCGACGCGATCAAGGCCGCTGAGGCGGGGCTCGTCGCGAAGGTCTCAGACCGGGCGCTGTTCATCGGCGAGGCGTGGGAGGACACGATCAGGGTCGCGCTGCGGATCACCGGGAACCCCGCCGCCGAGGACACCGCCGCAGAGGTGCTCTGGCGCGACTTCGAGACCCGCTCTATCGGCCAGCTCACCGACTCGCTTGTCAAGATGGCCACGCTCGGCGTGCCGCGCCGCGTGCTCTGGGAGCGCTACGGCGCGAGCCCGCAAGAGGTCGAGCGCTGGGAGCAGCTCGCCGCCGCCGAGCAGGCCGCGACCGCCGCGAGCGCCGCCGCCGCGTTTGGAGCTCCAGACGCCGCCTATGCGCGGCTGCTCGGCGCGGCCGGGGGCCAGGGCGCGGGCACGTGACGCTGACCGAGCACTACCGCGCCCGGCTCGCCGGGTCGACTAGCGGGCTGCTCGCTCGGCTGCTCGTCGCGTGGCTCGTGCTCTACGACCCGACGCGCCCGCTCTGGTCGGCCGCTCGTGTCGGCGAGCTGGCCGCGCCGTGGATCGGCGGCGCGCAGGCGTTCGCCGCCGAGGAGACGACGCGATGGCTCGCCGCGCTCACCGCGCAGTCGACCCGCTCGCCGCTCGCTCGTGTCGCGCCGTTCGTGATCCCCGCCGGCCTGATCGGCAGCTCTGCGGCGGGCGGTCCCCTCGCCGAGCTGACCGGCCTCGCGCCGCGCGTCTGGTGGGCGAGATTCACCGCCGGGGCGAGCCGCGAGGAGGCCGCGGCAGCCACCGCCGGATGGCTGGGACGTCTCGCCGCGTCCGAGCCCTACCGCGCAGCGAACGCGACGACGACGTTTAACGCCCGGCACGATCGCAGGCTGACCGGCCGGGTACGGCGCAGCACCCGCCCCGGCGCGTGCTCATTCTGCGCCGAGCTGGCCGCGCGGGGCTTCACCAGCGCCCGCGCCGGATTCCCCGCCCACGGGCATTGCCAATGCACGGCGCAGCCCGAGATTGGATCGACGCGATGACGACACCCCCGAGCCCACCGGCGCCCCCCGCACCGCCCGCCCCGACCCCGCCAGCGCCGCCGACTGGCCAGCCCCCCGCGCCGCCGACCCCGCCGACGCCCCCGGCCCCGCCCGCCGACGACGAGCTGACCAAGCTGCGCGCCGTGCTGGACGACGAGCGCAAGCAACGCAAGGCAGCCGAAGCCAAGCTCGACAAGCTGACCCGCGAGGGCATGACCGAGCAAGAGCAGGCGATCGCCACCGCCAAGGCCGAGGGCAAAGCCGAAGCCGCCGCCGAGCACGCCCGCGCCCTGGCCGCCGCCGAGTTCCGCGCCCAGGCCGCCGGGAAGATCACGAACCCCGACGCCGCGCTGGCCGTGCTCGACCTCGGCAAGCTCGTCAAGGACGGCGCGCCCGATAAGGCCGCGATCGCCGCCGTCGTCGCGCAGCTCGCCGTCGTGCCCCCGCCGCCCGGCCACATCCCGGCAGGCCCCCGCCAGCCGAGCCCGAACGGCGGCGACTGGATGGGCGATCAGCTCCGCAGCATCCACAATCGGGGCTAGACCGTAGCCTGTAGCGTGACCCTCTGGCGCGAAGGCGACGACGACGACGAGCCCGACATCGTGTGCCTGACCTGTCTCGTGCGCCCGCCCCGGCCCGGCTCGGTCTACTGCTCGCGGCTGTGCCGGGCGCTTCACGCGCTGCGCATCGTGCGGTTATGCTGGCCCCGTTGCCGTGGGCGTGATGCGACGGCAGCCGGTAGCCGAATCCGGGGCGCTTCACTCGGCGAGTCCGAGGCCCCCGCGCGAGCGTGATGCAGCGCGGCCAGGTGGCGCACAAAGCGGCGCGATCCCTTCCTGCCACGAAAGGCCGCGCCATGCCCCTGTCCGATTTTTCCGGCATCATCCCCCACGAGTACAGCCAGCAGATCATCGAGGAGGCCACCGCGCAGTCTGCGGTGCTCCAGCTCGCGCAGCTCTTGCCCATGGGCACCCGGATTAGCGAGCTGCCCGTGCCCGCGACGCTGCCCACCGCCGAATGGATCACGGGCGCGAACCTGCCGCCGGGCGGCGCGGGCCGCAAGCAATACACGTCGATGCGGCTC